TCACTCCCTTCACTCCCTTCACTCCCTTCACTCCCTTCACTCCCTTCATCCGTTAATGATGTGCGAGAAGAACACGTAGATGCGCTTCTCGTAACGCTTTTATTCAACAATTCGCCTATTGCTTTCCCCGACGAATATAATTCCTCTATGTTTTCTAAACCACCATTACTATTACTATTACTATTATTGTCTTTCTTAAAAACTTCATCCAGACAATTTAAATCTTTTACATCCGACAAATTTAAATATTTAGGAGATACATTTTCACTTATACGTAGTTGCTTTTTATGATTTCTTGAACCAGAATTTATAAACTCTTCGTGTATCGTATTATCTAACTTAAATAGTTTATTTACATTTGATGTAAAATAGTCGCTATCATATAAATATTCTATATCATCTATTATATCCACCTCAAAGTTCCTTTTTATACCTAAATAACTTCCAAAGAAATCTAACCCATGTATAAAATTATGTTTATGAAGCAATTGACTTGTTAAATATGTCGCAAATGAGTCTACATATGCCGAATTATTCTTATCTAATATCTTCGCATAACTATCCTTATTATTCATCTTTGGCAAATTAAATAATTTATTGTCGTCTTCCTCATATTTTCCTGTCATATATTTTACCGGGTCTAACAAAGGCGACAATTTAAAAAACACCTTCTTGTCACATAATACATTATCAGTGTTTCTAACGAAAGCTTTATCTTTATCTTTATCTTTATCTTTCTCATATCTCTCCAGTTTATAGTGTTGGTTCAAATTTATTGAATTATAATTATCATCATTTAACGAAAAGAATCTTTCATATATTGGAACATAATTTTGTAATTTCTCCATACCTAATCCATCCTCCTTTTCAAAACAACGAAATAATTCAGTATTATCATTTTTTGAATAATTAACTTCCATATTTTGTGAATACATTTCTATTATTCATTTTAAACTAATTTTGCGGATAAATATTTATTTCATTATAGATATTTATCTATATATAATGACCCTCGAATTAAAGAAATTCTCTATGAATGATATTACCTTTAAACCTACCGAAAATAAGGGACCCGTTGTTGTTTTAATTGGACGACGTGATACCGGCAAAAGTTACCTCGTTAGAGACCTATTATATAACCACCAAGATATACCTATCGGAACGGTCGTTTCCGGCACCGAAGCCGGCAATGGCTTCTACGCCAGCCACATCCCGAAATTATTTATCCACGACGAATATAATACCGCTATTATTGAAAATATTCTTAAGAGACAAAAAGCCGCCCTGAAGGCCGTAAGAAAGGAAATTACACAATATAAAAAAAGCAATATTGACCCCAGAGCATTTGTTATCCTCGATGATTGTCTATACGATAATACATGGACTAAAGACAAAATGATGCGACTTCTTTTTATGAATGGTCGTCATTGGAAAATTATGCTTATTATTACTATGCAATATCCTCTTGGTATTCCCCCTAATCTTCGCACCAATATCGATTATGTCTTTATCTTAAGAGAACCCTACATTTCAAATCGTCGAAGGATTTGGGAAAATTATGCCGGCATGTTTCCTACCTTCGAATCCTTCTGCCAGGTTATGGATCAATGTACCGAAAATTTCGAATGTCTAGTTGTTAATAATAACTCCAAGTCTAATAAATTACAGGACCAAATCTTTTGGTATAAAGCAGAACCACATGGAGATTTTAAATTAGGTTCTAAAGAATTTTGGGATATATCCAAAGATTTAGACTCCGACGACGACGAAGCACCCTATGACCCCGATGCTTCTAAAAAAAGAGGGGCCGGTCCAAAAATTAACGTTCGAAAGTCTCGATGGTAATTCTAGGTTTTCGACCCCACCCAACAAAATGTTTATATTGATGCAACGCTTTAACTTCATAGGAGAAAAAATGACACCATTCATTCTTTTCTACAAAACATTCCCGCTTTTGTCTTACACCCTTTGACATTTACACCCTTGAAGATTTTAAAATGATTTGCATCATTCAGCGATTCATTTATTCAAAAATCAGTATAATACCCGTTCTTCATTAGAATTAGATAATGCCATTGCCGGATTAATGAATTGAATATGATACGTTCTCACCGTTTTCATATACCATATACCATATACCATATACCATATCTAGACTTTACTTGCCACGCATCGTAATTCATCGGCCTTTTTCTTATTCATTTCAAGGTCTCTTTTTATTTGTTCAGCATCTTTTATATAGCTACAATTATGTGCCTCCGGTAAACGATGTGCTATACAAAAACATAATTCACATTTACACATACCAATTAACGCAGCGGCAGGAGGTATTCTTTCACCACATCCATCAAAAGGACATCTCTTACACTTCTTCGCCATTTTATACTATTGATATAAATATTATATTATATATATCAATTCTATATAAATTATTTAATAAATTATATATCGCTATTCTCTAATGTATTCGCGAATTTATTCACGAATTTATTATCCATAATAGGTACGATTACCCACGTCACGGCCTGTATCTGTATCGGTTTCATTCGCCAACATTGTTTTAATTTTTACATTAGCGGTGGCTCTTCCTACATATAGAGGTGTCGGGGCAGAATTTCGATAAGCCCGTTGCGTCATTAATATTGACTCTCGTTATTCCCGATGACGCATTGAACCGACGGCAGAACCCTTCGACCCACTTTTTATAGATTTATCGCGTATAGTTATTCGTTTATCTTTGCAAAATATTCTTTTGTGGCGAGGCGGTTGTACACATAGTATATTATAAATGAATAAGGTTATTTATCCGTACTATCTCTAACTAACTTACTTCTTAGATATCCCTGTAATACCTCCGCACTTTTATGTTTTTCGAGGTTTTCTAAAACATCTTGTAAACCGTGGTCACTATTCTTATCACGAACTACATTTTCGCTGTCAAATAATTCTTTGCGAATATTAGCAGAGATAACTTCATTGCTTAACTCGGTATCTTCCTCGCTGGCACCTTTTACATCAATTAAGTCGCCTTGTTTATTTATTGTCTGTGTAAGAACATTACCACTAATTGAAGCTTTTTCAATGTTATCTTCAATCGCGGTCCTTTTTGCATCTTGAACGCGATTATCAAATTCTTTTTTAGCACATGCTTCATTCTTATTCTTTTCATGCATCAATTGATTTAATTCCTCTTCCAAATATTCTACCCTACCGGTATTATACGCCTCGGGGTGGAACGGCATCCAGACTCCAACTTGCCCGACATAAACATCGTGATTCGGGTCGGCTTCTCGCAACATTTTACATCGAAGCTCGGCTTCCTGAATCGTTGGATAAGAGCCTCTAACCTTGATACCGCGTGAATTGGTTTGATAAGCGTGGATCTCGCTGAATTCGGCGTTTAGTTCATCTTCATTCTTTTCAATAAAACTTTTATAATCATCCGAGACATTGTAATTATATAGAGCATCTTTTTCAGTCTTGACAAATTCTTGTAAATCATCTTGAATTAAAGCCTGGTCTAAATTATGTTTGTAACTTATAAAATGTAAAAACTGTGTAAATTTGTCAAGTGATTTAGAGATTTCCCATTTATTAACAAATTTTTCAAATAAAAACTCCTTTTTTTCTTTTAAAATATTCTCGGGAGATAGAAAAGATAAACATACAAACTTTTGTCCTGCAATAGTTCTATCTTCATCCAAAACATCCACATATTTAGGATTATTTTTTCCATTATCATCCGCTTTCAATTCAAAATTAGGTTTTCTATTCATAATATAAATTATTTAAATTGATATTTAAGTAGTTATATTATCAATATATTTTTTTCTAATTAGATAATATAATATGTTAGATGGACTTAATTTACAAGATTTTTTAAATCGCGCTATCAAATACCTCGTTGAAGGTATTATGGTTGCGCTCGCCGCCTTTGCTATTCCCAAGAGAACATTAAATCTTGATGAGATTGCCTTAATTGCTTTAACCGCGGCCGCCACATTCAGTATTCTAGATACATATGTTCCAAGTATGGGCGTCCAGGCTCGCAGTGGCGCAGGACTAGGCATCGGTGCTAATTTAGTTGGTTTCCCTCTCTAAATTATATATTTAATTATAATTAACGTAAGATTATAATTAAATCGTTGTTATAAACTCCCAATCCAACTCTTCGCATATTTTCTTCCAAATTTCGTCCTGTTCTATTCGTTTTTCTCTATCTTTTAACATCGGGAAGTAAGGTAAGAACTGTGTTTGGTCTAATAGTTCACAAAGTTTATAAACTGTATAATAATAATTTAAAAAATTTACCCTATCGTCGGGACAAAATTTCGCATAGGGTGCCTGAATATCCATAAATAAATTACATAAAAGCTCCTCCAATTCTGGCCTCATAATCGGTGGCTTTATACCTAGTTTATCTTTAATAAAAGGTATGTGTTCATAATATTTGTTATAACCTAATTTTTTTAAAATATCCTTAGCCTTCTTATTTGTTAATTGTTCTAACACTAGTCGTTCTCTTTTTATTTGTTTTTTTATATTTTCAAGCACGTCATTGGGTATTACTGTTGTTTCTTTGGCTTGAAATTGCGCGAGTATTTCTCTAAAATGGTTGATTCTCTTATACGCATAAAAACATACTTCTTTAGGAGGTTCTTTATAAGAAGGTTTATCGTTATCTACTAAATATCTTTCATTATAACTACATTGATTGCATACCAATATGCCTTCGTTTTCTACCATTATCATCTCTCCTCTCTCACATGTTTTACATATATCAGACTGTACTACAAAATTATTAATGTCAATAAAAGATTCATCTATATTTGATAAATATTGCTGAACATTAGTTTGCTCTTTATCATAACTACCGAGTGAATTTTCGTCATTTTCAATATTGAAAAATTTATCAAGAATGGTGGGCTTCTTCTTACATTTTACAATATTTTGTTTATTTTCAAAATAAGTAAATACATATTTTGAGTTATTAAGATAATACTCCTTCTCAGACCTTTCAATATTTCGAATTTGTTTAGATATAGTTTTTAACTCATCTTCAATATCTAATTTCTCCTCAATACTAATACTCTCCTTCTTTAATATATGATTTAATCTTAATCTTTTACTTTTTAATTTAGGCAAAACATGATTTTTATCATTCGTCATCTTTAAGGTTATTTCCCTATGCTTTCCATCTAGAGTAATCGTATCCTTTTGATTCATCTCAATTATCTTTTTATTTTTTGGTTTAAATGATGGCATACTAAATTTAATATTTTCATTTGTTTAATTCAATAAATATTTAGTTAATATATTAACTTTTCTTTGTATTAATAATATAAAAAATGCCGAATATTATCGTTGATAAACAATCGAATATGGATGCTATTGAACTTGGTAAGATGAAATTTATATATAATGCATTACAGAGTGGATGGAGAATCCAAAAAAAACGAGATTCCTATATCTTTTCTAGAAAGCACGAGGGTAAAAAAGAGGTGTTTGTTGACACCTATATAAAGCAATTTATTGAAGATAATATTTAAGTAATATCTAACCGGATTTATAATAATTATTTATTTTTTAAATAATTATCCAAAATTTTTTTTTCTTTAGCAATATTATAAGATGGGAGGAGGATTAATGCAACTAGTCGCTTACGGAGCTCAAGATGTTTATCTTACGGGCAATCCTCAAATTACATTCTGGAAGGTGACCTACCGTCGCCATACCAACTTTGCTATGGAATCAATTGAACAGACATTCAACGGACAAGCCGACTTTGGACGCAGAGTCACATGTACTATTAGCCGCAATGGTGACCTCGCATACCGTACATACCTTCAGGTCACCCTTCCTGAAATTAACCAATCTATGGGAACTGATGTTTACGCCAGGTGGTTAGACTGCCCCGGCGAGCAGATGATCTCTCAGGTTGAGATTGAAATCGGTGGTCAGCGCATTGATCGCCAATATGGTGACTGGATGCATATCTGGAACCAGCTTACCCTCTCTGCTGAACAAGCCGACGGTTACAATAAGATGGTCGGTAACACTACCCAATTAACTTACATCACCGACCCGAAGTTTGCCGCCGTTAATGGTCCTTGTGGAGCAAGTGCCCCGGTGCAAGTATGTGCCCCGCGCAATGCTTTACCCGAAACAACCCTCTATGTTCCTCTTCAATTCTGGTACTGCCGTAACCCCGGTCTTGCTTTACCACTCATTGCTTTACAATATCACGAAGTTAAGATTAACCTTGACCTTCGTCCTATTGATGAATGTCTATGGGCTGTCACCGCATTGGCCGGCGGTTCTGGAGATATGAAGGTCACCACTGCTTACCAGCAGTCACTTGTTGCCGCGTCTCTCTATGTTGACTATGTCTTCCTTGATACCGAAGAGCGCAGACGTATGGCTCAAAACCCCCACGAGTACCTTATCGAGCAACTCCAATACACCGGCGATGAATCTGTAGGTTCATCCTCCAACAAGCTCAAGCTTAACTTCAACCACCCTTGCAAGGAAATAATCTGGGTTGTTCAGCCCGATGCTAATGTTGACTATTGTGCTTCCCTTATGACTGGCAACACTTTATATAGCACTCTTGGCGCTCAGCCTTTCAACTACACCGACGGTGTTGATGCTCTGCCAAATGCGGTTCACGCTTTCGGTGGAATGGATGCCACTTCAAGCAACCCACCGCTGGTGGGTGGCACAGACGTTATTACCGCATCTGGTTTATTCCAAGACCGTTTCGCCGACGATACGTCCGCTACTGCGTCGGCCAACATCGATAATGCCTGGAACGCCTCTGTCATGACCCCTCCTGTAGTGGGTGTCACCGGGAGCAATGTCTCCGACGCCGGCACATTCGTTCTGGCCGAAACGGCCAAGTCCATGCACTGCTGGGGTAACAATCCCGTTGTCACCGCCAAGTTACAACTTAACGGACAGGACCGCTTCTCCGAGCGTGAAGGGACCTACTTCGACCTCGTCCAGCCATACCAACATCACACTCGCACACCTGATACCGGTATTAACCTTTACTCCTTCGCTCTTCGCCCCGAAGAACACCAGCCATCCGGCTCGTGCAACTTCTCCAGAATTGATAATGCTACTCTTCAGCTTGTCCTTTCTAACGCCTGTGTCCAAGGCACTCACACCGCCAAGGTCCGCATATACGCCGTTAACTACAATGTTCTCCGTATTATGAGTGGCATGGGGGGATTAGCATATTCGAATTAAATTTTCGACAGCCTCCATTTACAAACACGCAGGAATTAATGAAATGTCCGGCAAATAAGAATTCGAGAGTTAATTATATTGATTTTGATATAATTCATTTCTAATTAATTTTTGACAGACATTTATCCAGACATTATTTGGTAAAATTGATATAAATAATTCATCATATCATTTCTTATAATATGATGAATGACAATAATTCTATTGATAATTATTTATCTGTTGATGAAAAAATTATCCATAAAGATGATGGTAGGCTCTCTGTTGGTGGGCGATATGCTAATCAAAAGAAAAATTTCTTATATTTAGTTGAAAATGAAAAAACAAAAGAAAGACATTATCTTATGAGTTGTAATAATAATAATGATATTTACACTTATATTTCTTGTGAAGATATTGAAAAAATATTAAATATGGATGTGCGACCATGTTTTAGTCTTAATAAATTAACTGGTTATTTATTTTCAACACAAAAAAATTATTCTCTTTATTTACATCGATATTGTTTAATTAATACATGTCCGGATGATATTAAAATCAATGACCCAGTTTATTCGGTTGATCATATTAATAGAAATAAATTAGATAATAGACGTTCAAATTTAACATGGGCAACACAGAGAGAACAAAATCTTAATCAGGGTAAAAAAGCTAGAAGAAAAACAGCAAAACCCTTGCCAGATGGAATTACCCAAGATATGATGCCTAAGTATGTTGTTTATTATAACGAATGTTACAATAAAGAAAAAAATTTATACAGAGACTATTTTAAAATTGAGAAACACCCAAATATTACAACCCCAATTATTGGATACAAATCTAATAAATTCACTGTTATTGAAAAATTAGAACAAATTAAAGAAATTAAATATAATTTAGATAATAATATTGTTCACGAAAAAAAAAGTATTGTTCCACAATACTATAGAATTTGTAATATGCGGAATGCCCCTCACATGTGTTATGAAAAACGCGTCGTTGATGATGATAATAATACTAAAAGATTATCTTTTAATATGAAATTAAAAGATGGAGAAGATATTGGAAAAGAATTAGAAAGATTTAATAAAAATTTATTCAATAAATATCCCGAACTTATGGAATAATTCAAATTATATTTTAATTCATATTAATTAATTATGAAAAAATATTAAGAATAATTTTTTTTATGTAAAACTCCTGAAATATACGTTATTATATCATGTGTAGCTCCAAGCCTTTTTAGTTTTTCTTTTACAATATTTCATTTCATGATATCTTGCTCCTTTTTCAGTATCGAATTCTCGGTCACAATAATTACAACACCATACTTCAATTTCTTCGCTAGATTCATCGCTCGAATTATCACCCAATTCATAACCATTTACATCGGCCGAAGCATAACAATCTTTCTCCCAATGACTATTTCTTCCACATCTATTACAACAATCTTGCGTAGATTTATTTTTATTTGGTTTATTAACAGGTTTAATTGGAGCCGTTACTTTTTCTACAGTCTTTTCTTTTATATTTTGAACCCCAGATGTATGACATTTTTCATGATGCCATTTTATTGTTATTTGTCCTTTAAAACTAGACTCCTTACCAATTCTAATCTCGCCCTTTGGAATTAGCTCTTTACATTTTTGACATTTAGCTCTTCCAGTCTTGGCTATTTCTTTTATAGCCGTTTTATCACTATTATTTTCTGTTTTTTTAGGTTCTTCATCCTCTACATCATCCAATATATTATTTATAATATCAATAGATGTTTTTTCTTGTTTTTCAATGGCATAACATGCTTCTAGATTTTTCAGCCAAGCAGCTTTTTTGTTAGAACAATCTTTCGCAAAATGTCCAGAATTACCACATTTACGACACCTGTCTCCCAGTCCAAAAATAGACATTTTTATCATATCGCATTCCTGATTTGTTAAATTAGATGTATTTGTAAATTCCCAACCTCTCACATTATTAAATCCGTGTTTAATCATACGCATTATTGTCTCATCTTTTTCCCAATTTGATAAATTATTATCTCTCGGTGTTAGTGGTTCTCGAACTGTATATATACCTCCATTTACTTGTACAAATTTCGCACATTTATCGCCGCCTGATTTATGATTTTCGATTCTGGATATAATATTCCCTGATTTACCAATATAATATTTATCTTTATTATTCAATTGAACGACGTATACGCCAGAGTTCATGATATTCTTATAATATATTATTAAGAATATATTCAATCAATTTTTTTCAATATTATACTCCAAAACTTACAAAAATTGACTTAATCCTTTTTTTTAATTCATATTAATTTTTTATATAATATGAATTATTTACTGTGACCCACCAATTCCATATCGCCAGCCCAGATTACCCCATCTTTTAGTATAGCAACATTTAAATCGTCGAATCATTTCACGAACCATTTTATCTTTATCCTTTTCAACGTGGAGTTCTATATCAAGTAAAATGTCCATCCAAATAGCATCACTATCGTTATATCTACCAAAATGTAAAGACTTCTTTAGTCGGTCATAAGACCCGGTATCATATGTATCTACTATAAGATCAAACCCGGGCTCATGTACCATTAATTTTGTCATTAACCTTTGTAGTGCTTTTATTTCAGTTAGGCTTTTGATACTATTTTTATAATTTTCATACATCATAATAAAGTATTGATATTTTGAATAAAGATTTTGTAATTGGGAGTCGGTATTTACAAGTTTATTTAATTCAAAGATACGATTTGTCTCATCTACCCTCACGATTTGTATTGTATCCTTCGTTGCTAACCCAGAACTTAAACTCGAAAATATTATTAATAATATATCTCGAGGTAATTCATTTATAAGCATTATATTATTAAATTTAAATATTTAAATTATTATTTATATATAATCGCAAATCGCCGCTATATACCCCCTATCTACTATCGTCAATTTAAACGGCTTCCCACAACCAAAAATAAACTCTCTCTCTTTCAAATTATCACAGTATTCCTTCGTTGAATGCGGAGGTATTGGTTCAAGAGTATCCCTAAAAACTCCATGTCGAAATATCGCACAATTTATCTCTAATATATTTATTGTTACAAATGTATCACAATGAGGACATTTTACACATATTATTTCATTCTCCATATATTATATTTTGTTATTCTTTTTATAACATTATTCCATAACCATTTAAAAGATTATGCATATCTAATTCATAAAACATGCAGATATTTATAAAAACTTTAACTGGAAAAACTATTACCTTGGAAGTTGAAGGTACTGACACCATTGAGTCTGTCAAAGCGAAAATTCAGGACAAAGAAGGGATACCACCAGATCAAATGTAGGTCTGAGTGAATGATAAAACATTTGCTAGTCCAAGTATTGTGGGCTAGACAGCCAAACTTCGGGAACCGCTTAAAGTTTTTTAGTCCTAACACATATGTGAAAGCATGTGTGGGCTTCAGGGAAAACTTGAAGGTATAGGCATAATCTAAAAAAATACGTAGCCGATCCGAATCCAAGCCTCTAAGTCTATTAGTCATTTAGATATGAGGAAGGTTAAACGCGTAGATGGTTGTCGGGGTGAAAAATTGACTATTTTAATGATCCCTTAAGGTATACGCTACTCCCACCTGAAAAGGTGCTATATTGTATTTTTAGCATATCCAATACTTTAATATGCTATTAAGAATATATAGGGGTTATGATCTCAAGAGGAAATGCTTGAAGAAACCCGGTATAAAGGCAACAGAGATTAATTTTTGCGGGTAAATAGCTTGCCCGGAAAAGCGTTCTACCAGAATTATTTAGGCTCTAATTCTGGGAAAATAGTTAGTATCCTAATACCCCAAGAGGTAATATACAGGCGCTAGTCTTTATTATTCAAGAATAATAATAAGGGCGAGATCATTGGAGGCGGGAAACTCCTTAGAGCTTCAACTACCACTCTTTATTTAGAAATATTAAAGAGGAACTCGGCTAGCAGCCGAACCCAATGGTAATAACGTTGAAGATTGGACAATCTGCCATTCTTATTTTAACCTCGCTATGACAAGAGTATGAATAAGGACTCAGAGAACGGTAAATGGTCGGTGAGTTATGATGGATTAGTCATCCTGAATTCGCCTAAGGGACGTTCCAGCCCATAAAGAAATTTATGGGATTAACTGAAGCAGTTAGAAGACGGTAGAACACTGGGCGAGTATAATATTCAGAAGGAAAGTACGCTCCATTTAGTACTTCGATTACGAGGGGGCCTTCATGTCCCGATAAATTATATGTTATTTTAATTTGATATTTTAAAAAAATTGATTTAATTATAATTATTTTATTATAATTAAATGAGTGGGTTTATTTATAAAATAATTTCCCCAGATAATAAGGGATATATTGGTCAAGTAGTAGAATATTTATCTAATGGAGATAAAAAGGGTATTGAAGGCAGATGGAAACAGCACATAAATAACTCAAAAAAATGTGATACTTATTTAAGCCGTGCGATTAATAAATATAAACCAGAAAATTTTCAAATTATTAAATTAATGAAATGTAATATACATGATCTAGATTTATTTGAGCAACTATATATTAAAACACATAATACATTAGCACCCAACGGATATAATTTACAAACTGGTGGAACAAATACTATTCATTCTGATATTACATGTAAAAAAAGAAGTATTTCATTAAAAAAAATGCTTACTGACCCAGATAAACGATTAATTTGGTCGAAAGCCAAACTTGGAAAAATCCAACCAAATAAAAGAAAATGTAAAAATTTAATTAATCAAGATTTGCCAAAATATATTTATTATAAAGAATGGCACAATGGTAAATATAAAGGATATTGCGTAGAACATCCTAACGTACAAAATAAAAGTAAAGTAAAAGTTTTTTCAAAAAGCAAATATACTCTAGAACAAAATCTTGATGAAGCTAAAAAATATTTACAACAAATTAAATAATTAATTATTATACATTTTTAATTCAATTGGAATTCAAATACTTTTCCAATCAAATATCTTATATAACAGATATAAAGCTATAAAAATATATATATATTGTAATGAGCAAAGCGTGTTATGTTCTTGAGGTTTTACAATTTATCACAGAAAGAGAAGGTAGTAATGGTTGGTTGGCACAAAATGGAAAAATGAAACACATCGGTTATATGAAAGGCAATTTTAAAACAAAACAAGATGCGGTTACATATTATAATAGGCATAATCCACACATGCGACCTTTGAGAAAATATAGCTACCGTAGTGATTGGGACCCAGAAACAAAATTATTATATATAGTTAGAGATGATTATCTAACAAATGCTACAATTGATTGTTTTTCCATGGATGACAATACCGAATTTACAGAAGGATATACAAAAAATAAATGGTTAAAATAATATCAATTTATATTATTTAATTAATATTATTATAATTTTTTTATTCAATAGGAATTCAAATACTTTTCTAGTAAAACTCGTTACATTATATAAAAAAATTGATGTAGATAAAACCCTTTTAATAAATATAAAAATCACTATGGTTGATTGGGACGAACATTTATATCCACATCAACAAGAAGCCATTATTAATAAAAAAGATAAATCTAAATGTATAGTTAATATGTGGTGCGGTACAGGCAAAACACGAACATTTACGATCTCTTTATTTCAAGATTTTCAAGACATAAATGTTATTGTATTTCCTTCTCTTGGTTTAATTAATCAATATAATAATGATTATTTCCTTAATCAAAACAAAATCTTCAAGGAACATTTTGATAAATTTCAATGCCTAGCATTTTGTTCCGACGATGATACAAAACTTAAATTAAAAGCATCTACCATTAAATATTCTACTTCAGAAAAAACTTGTAAATCTTTTATGAAAAAAAAAGATAAAAAAATTATATTAGTTACATATCATTCATTTGAAAAATTTATTAATATATGTTTCGATAATGAATTCCAAATTAATCGCCTAATATTTGACGAAGCACACCACGTAGTTGGAGAAAAAATACAAGAAATCGTTATTAATAATGAACGTTTAGATAATATTGTAGATAAAACGGAATATTATACTGCTACTCCTGTTAATAAAAATGAGATTACTATGTATGATAGAGAAGAACCCGAAAATAGCGATTGTGGTGAATTAGCATATGAATACTTGTATCATAAAGCGGTTGAAGATAAAGTATGTAAGGCATTCACTACAAATATTGGTTTATATTGTATCAAACCAGAATATAAAAATAAATACCAACCCATATTTGAACTTATTATTCGCGCTTGTTTATCCGGCGAATATGATTATTGGAATGTATTAACTTATCATACTTATGTAAATGAAAAAGATAGCACAAATGGCCTATCTTATGTTAACGATTTTGCTTCCAATGAAAATCAAAGACTTTTCAAATCATTATTTACTACAATACAGAATGAAGAATTTACAGATACTAAATCGCTATATCATCTAGATAATGTATTATTAAAAGGCGTTAGTTGTGAAACTAAAAATAGGGAAAAAATCATCGAGGAATTTGATAAAAAAGTTCCGGGCAGAATATATATACTCGCATCTTGTGGCATTTTAAATGAAGGGATTGATACTAAATGGGCAAATATGGGAGTTCCTATTAATCCCTCCAAGAGTATTGTAAAAGAGACACAGCGTATTGGGCGTCTTGTAAGAATTCCGGAAAATAATATGCCAAATGCTGTAATACTTATTCCTTGTCTAATTGATATTGAAAAATATAAAGATCTTAATAATTTGGAAGAACAAGATAAAATGATTAGACAAGAATTATCAGAGACAGGAAACTTTAATACCGCATTAAATGTGATTAGCGCATTTAAATATCAATATGATCCTGAATTATATGAAAAGTGTTTAAGATACCCAAATATGTACGCCCCACAAGAAATAAAAGACAATCTATCAAAATATGGATTAATTGTAGAAGAAAGTCGAGGTGATTTAGTAGATAATTTGAAATATATATGTGAAAAAGAAGATATTCCATTTGAAATAGAACTAAATAATAATATGAGTGATGATGAATTATTGTCTCTTGTTAGCGAAGAATTAGAAAAATCTATTGAAATTTATACACAAGATTATGATGAACCAGTTAAATTTATTAATAGAGAATGTGTGGATGATGAACCAATAAGATTATTTTACTCAGATGATGATAAAAATTATTCACCCATTATGAAAAAAGAAAAGAATATGAAAATAAAAAGAAAAGATATTAAATCTCCCAAGAAAAGAAAGGCAATCTTTAATATTCATACACATCCAGATTTAGATGTTCTGTGGAATATTAAAGATGTAAAATTAAATAAACACTTTGGACAAGGAGTGTTGGATGTAAATATTGATTGGAATGTTAAAACGTGGAATATTAACTATGAATTATTAAAAACATATATGACGAAGGAAAAACAATGTCCTGTCCGTAGTTATATAACCGATTGTGGGGTTACGATTGGTAATTGGGTTGGTACACAACGACAATATAAAAGAAATAATATATTAGATAAACCGAAGATAAATAAATTAGAATCATTAACAGGATGGTTATGGGAATTGGATTTAGATGAATGTTGGAATATTAACTATGAATTATTAAAAACATATATGACGAAGGAAAAACAATGTCCTGTCCGTAGTTATATAACCGATTGTGGGGTTAAGATTGGTAGTTGGATTAATAGACAACGAACAAATAAAAAAAAGAATAAATTAGATAAAACGAAGATAAATAAATTAGAATCATTAGCAGGATGGTTTTGGGAATTGGATTTAGATGAAGGTTGGAATATTAACTATGAATTATTAAAAACATATATGACGAAGGAAAAACAATGTCCTACCCTTAGTTATATAACCGATTGTGGGGTTAAGATTGGTAGTTGGATTAATACACAACGACAATATAAAAAAAAGAATAATTTAGATAAAACGAAGATAAATAAACTAGAATCATTAGAAGGATGGTTTTGGGATTTAGATGAAGGTTGGAATATTAACTATGAATTATTAAAAACATATATTACGAAGGAAAAACAATGTCCTGTCCGTAGTTATATAACCGATTGTGGGGTTAAGATTGGTCGTTGGATTAATAAACAACGACAAAATAAAAAAAAGAATATATTAGATAAAATGAAGATAAATAAATTAGAATCATTAGAAGGATGGCTTTGGGGATTGGATTTAGATGAAGGTTGGAATATTAACTATGAATTATTAAAAACATATATGACGAAGGAAAAACAATGTCCTGCCCAAAGTTATATAACCGATTGTGGGGTTAAGATTGGTGCTTGGGTTAGTAAACAACGACATTCTAAAAAAAAGAATAATTTAGATAAAATGAAGATAAATAAATTAGAGTCATTAGAAGGATGGGTTTGGGAATCTAAAAAAACAACTACAAAAAAAGACATGTCCAAACCTATAATTCAATCCAAGAAAGAACCATCTACAAAAAGCACTAAACCGCCACCAAAAAGTGAATTATCCGAATTACATAAAAAATATAAAACGATGTCTTCACAAAATCTTAATAAACAATTTAATGATAATAAAGAGGAATGGGAAAAATATCACGAAATATCAAAACAAAATGAGCAATCTTTCCCGGAAGAAGATATACCAAGAAATAGAATAATAAAGAAATTAGAAACATTTGGCGGAAAAAGGAAGAAAGAAGTAGTAGATTTAGGTTGCGGATATGGTGAAATATCACAATATTTCAAAGATAATAATAGATTTGTCTTTCAAAATTTCGACCACGTTGCGATTAATGATACAATCATAAGTAAAGATATAAAAAATACAGAATTAGATGATACATCAGTAGATATTGTAATAATGTGTTTATCGATGTGGGGTAGTAATTGTAAGGATTATCTTAAAGAGGCATATAGGATATTAGATATAGGTGGCACATTATATATTGTAGAGCCATACAAAAGATGGAATGACAATGAAGAAAATAAAAATAGATTAGTAGAATTATTAAAAGAAAATAATTTTGTCATTGCCGAACAAATCGATGAAAAATTTATGTATATAGAATGTAGAAAATAATATTAATTCATATTATTTAATTAATATTATTTTTATTTTTTTATTCAATTGGAATTCAAATACTTTTCCAATCAAATATCTTATATAACAATTAGAAGACCATAAATATATTTAAATAGCAGTTAAACAAAATACGATATATCTATGCGATGAGAACAATATTTGGAAATGAGTTAAGAGGTTACGCACAAATCGGTTATAGAATTTTTGGTAATGATTTCCGTAAAAACAACCAATTATTAAGATGTATAAAACATAAACAGATTGAGGGAGAGTATTTATTATCATTGCCGCAAAATCATTCTTTTTTAGATATAGGGACACATTGCGGGGATACGGTTTTAACAATGGCACTTTACGCATTAAAAAATAATAGAGCTGATATACGTTTTTTTGCTTTTGAGCCTAACATAAAAAAATGCGGGTTAATACAGAAGGTGGCAGAGAAGAATAAACTAACAATAAAGATATATAATTGTTGTGTAGGAAATATAAATGGATTTGCCGAAAGTGATAAATTAATCGCGGATTATTCTGGCGGGTGTTCTTATAAATATCGAGATAGTAATGATAGTAATGATGATAATGATATAAAAATAATGAAGCTGGATGATATTCAAAATATATTGATGCCGATAGGGCTTATGCATATTGACACTGAAGGGTGGGAGTTAGAAGTATTAAAAGGGTCACATCAAATATTAAAAGGTGTAAACGGAGAAGGTATTGAGGAAGGATTGATATTGATATGTGAATGTTGGTCTGACGATATATCTATGAATGAGAAAAAGAGGGGTAGAGCATATAATATAATGTCGGAAACGCCAAGAAAAGATATATTAAATTTAATAAATAAATATAACTTTAACCGGCTGGATGATATAATAGATTTAGATACAAACCTGGTATTTAAAAAAAAGGTTAGTTCCGTTTGTTGATAATATAATTCTCGTATATGTCTATTTCAATTTTAGAATATTAATAAGGTGTGACAAAAATAATAGTAGTAGAGCATTGAATGGTTATAAATATTACGAATTATAATTAATGAATTTTCAAATACTTTTAATTATAAATCATAATATATATATATGATTTATAATAGATGTAAGACAAAGAATCGTTCCAATAATCGTTCCAAGAATAAGTATATTCATAAATCCCAAAAGAAAATGAGAGAACGTAATAAAAAAACAAGAAAATATAAGAAAAATAAGAATAATAGGAAGATATATCGTAAACGGAAAAATGTTATAATGGGTGGACAGAATAAATTAACGATAATAGAAGCTTTTACTAAAATAAAAAACGATTTAGCAATCGATGAATATACGACAAAATCATTAAAACTTCCCGACTCTAAACTAATTCTAGAAATATTTAATACCCCGTGCACACATACCGATAGTGAGTTACTCGACGAATTTGAAACAATAAATAATGTATACTTTAGTAACGAAAAAGATGTATGGCAAAAAGAACTTTTTCCCAGCGACAAAGTATTTCCAACCATAGATGGCGAACAGGATTTTTTTGTATCGTTAATAAACGAAATGAATAATAAGATATCACTCGGCGATAGTTATGGATATTATAAAAGTTTACTCAATGATAAGGTACCAAGAATAACGCTTGTCCAATTTGTATCTTTTATTAATAATCTTAATAAATTATGTATTGATGATGTTTCGTATATTCTATTGGGGATGGCGGAATATTTGGCACCGATTGCTTTACAATGGGTATCTCTTATAGAAAGACTAAAAGATATGTGCGGCGATGTAACGTTACTAGAAATTACACAAACAATAAATGTCTTTATCTCAAATATGCGGCAAGGGGCGTGGGATCCAATAGCAAATCAAGGAATAATATTAGATAGTATGTATGGTTTATATTTAGATAATAAAGAATTTCATCCCCTAGGGATCCGTAAAGGCGCAATCGTGGTAGTTTTACCCGAAAAAATACACGACATAGAAACCTTCGAATTAGATTTAAATAAACTGGTAGATATAGTGACAACAAAAGGTCAAGAAAAATTATGTAGAGTAACTTTGTATGAAGTAAAATCATTACTCGCATGGATTCATAAAAATAGGTTGCTGAAAGAAAGTAAGGTTTGTATCTCCTTCTTAGAAATCGCCCCCGGTATGTATGGATATATATTTTTTTCAAATAAACTAGCGAGGACCTCAATCCGCGCGGGTCTCTAGTCTATATTGTAATATAATCTATATCAACACTAAAACATTTCTATATATAGAACCATGGTTACCAATATTTCAATTTACATATTTTTATATAAAATTGAAAATAGATTACTTATGATAATTAAGAGTAATATCAATATGGAAACCGACAAGAAAACCCATTTAAAAAATGTTTATGGTTTCAATGATTTTAGAGAATATCAAGAAGATATAATAGATGACCTGATAGAAGGAAATAACGTTCTGGCAATAATGCCTACTGGAGGTGGGAAATCGTTGCTATATCAATTCCCCGCCACGTTTTTAAATAAAATAACGATAATAGTATCTCCCCTAATTTCTTTAATGAATGACCAATGTATATATTTAAATTCTAAAAATATCAAAAGTGTGTGTTTAAATTCAGAAACCACGTTAGCATGTAAAATGACCGAGTATAAAATTATATATACTACCCCCGAATATATCACGACGAATATTCTATCATTTCATAATATCATAGAACATATTGGATTATTTGCGGTAGATGAAGCTCATTGTGTATCGCAATGGAGTGTAGATTTTCGCCATAGTTATTTACAATTGGGAATGATACAAAAGAACTTTAAAGATACGCCAATATTGGCGGTAACCGCAACCGCGACCCCAAAAGTAATAGATGATATTTACAAATTATTAAATATTACAGAAGCATGTGAATATAATTTAGGAACAAGAAGAACTAATTTATATTTAAATATTTTACCAAAAAGCGATTTTGATATTAGCAGTATTAATGAACCAACGATTATTTATGTTTCAACGCGTAAATTGTGTGAGAAATTGTATAACGACCTAATAGCGAAAGGTATCACTTGTGCGTATTATCACGGTGGATTGGGTAAAAATGAAAAAAATAGTAGTCATAACAAGTTTATTAATGGAGAGGTCAATGTAGTTATTGCGACAATCGCATTTGGTATGGGTATTGATAAGTCTGATATAAGACATGTCATAAATTATGGTGTACCAAGCGATATAGAATCTTATTACCAAGAAATTGGACGAGCGGGTAGAGATGGTTTACCAAGTAAAGCGACATTATATTATGATAAAAGTGACTTTGCAATAGCCACACATTTAATAAAACTGTCGGATAATAAGAAACATGTTGAGTTTAAAATGAATTCACTGAATATGTTTCGTAGATTTCTAGCCGAGCCCAAAATTTGTAGGCTACAAATGATAGATCATTATTTTGATACAGGAGAATTACCTTCTCTAAAAACAATATTTCGACTTGATAAATGTGGAATATGTGATAATTGTTTAGGGCTTAGTAAGAAAAATAATAAAGACATTAGTGAATATTCAAAAACAATCATCAGTGTAGTGAATAAACATAAACATAATAAGGGTTATTATGTTGGTGCCGTGAAATTAATTGATGAAATTAAGAGAAGTAACTATGATAATATTAATAATAAAACTAAAAGTTGGCTTCGTACGATAATAGAAACATTATTGGATAGGGGGGTATTAATCCGGGCTGGAGAGTATTCAACGATTCAAGTCGCAAAATTTAACGCCGAGGATGTATATCCTATATTTTCAAATATAGAAGATGATTCGTACAAACATCTACCGGTAATTAATTCAAAAGAGCAAGATTATTTATATCTAGTAGAGATTAGAGATAAATTAGCCCGAAAAAACAACATTTTGCCTATCATTTTCATAAATGATATGGTGTTATTAAATATATTGGAAAAAAAACCCACCACAACGACCGAACTATGGTCTATAGATGGTATATCCCAGGAATTTACGATGAATTATGGGCAAGAATTCATCACAGAATATAATAACCAACAATCTAAATGTATCGGTTCATTGCCTACGAATAAATCCAAAAAATCTTCAACAAGAGATACCACTCTAAAATATTATAATCAAGGTAAATCAATCAAAGATATCGCCCAAATCACCGGCAAAAAAGAGCGAAATATAGAAGAACACATATTATATATATTCGAACACGATGAGAATATTGATATTGATTGTAATTATTTTAACCTAACCGATGAAATTATTTTAGAAATAGATAACGCGATTGAAAAGGTTGGAACGACACTATTACGACCAATAAAAGATATCGTTCATAAACGTATTAGCTACGCACAAATAAAACTATGCTTAATTATTAATAATCTACCAGAATAATCTACCAGAATAATCTACTTGTTATTCTAATAATCGAATTATTTCTTCATATCTATTTTCTACCAAAGTACTCTTGCCCAATATCTCTCGGTTCGCATCATCAATTGGTATATTTCCCCACCGGTCCTTTTTACATTTGTCCACCTCCTTTTCTAAAAGGTATCTCACTACTTCATCGTTTCCTTCCGACGCCGCCAAATGTAAAGCGGTTCGTCCATCATAGTCGCTAGTATTTAAGTCGAATCCTTTACCCGATATAGCCTGAATTGTTTTTAAATCACCATTACCGGCCGCAGATAATAAAGTATATAAGTTGGTTTCTTCGTTGGTTACTTCATAATTAATAACGGATTTTTTCTTTGAATTTAACACATTATCATATACGTGAAAAGGATATTTCGCGGTGAGTTTTTTAAAGAACTCAATACCTCTACTACTATTACCAATATCATCTAATTTTGGAGAGAATACGGCAATTCCCATAACATTAGGTATGATACCGATAATAATCCCCGATACGCCACTTTTTGCGGGTATCCCAATTGTATATGCCCATTCGCCAGAATAATCATACATACCACATGAAGACATTAACGATAGTGCATTTTTAACAGTGTCGGGGGGGAAAACCACCTGTTCTGTAACCGGACAAACACCACCGTTCGATAATGTTGCCGCGATAACTGCTGCTTGTTTACAATTAATTTCAATAGAACAACATTGAAAATATAAATCTAAACTATCCCGTAGGTCATTATTATTCCACTCTCTCTTATATTTAATATCTTTACCACGTGAAAAGGCCTGTGCCTCCTGCATCATATAACCGATACAATAGTTTCTGTCGGCGGTGGTTCTCTCTGACAAATAAACTGAATTACTAAAATTAATTTTAGTATTACCTGCTAATTTAGACCAATAGTCAACAATAGTATCAAATCTATCAGCAATGGGCTCTCTATAATTAACTAATGAGGTGGACATAATAGCGCCACTATTAATTAGGGGATTATGTGGCAACTTGTCGCTATTTAAGCATAACTCATTAAAATTCCGTCCACTAGGTTCCCGACCGATAAAATTATGTACGTAATCTGGGCTATTTAAGTCGGCGGCAATCAAATATGTTATAGGTTTAGAACAAGATTGTACACAGAAGGGGATGTTAGTATCTCCCAGATTTAATTGTTGTCCATCAATAGTACAAATAGAGACACCATAAAGTGTATCGGGAACTTTAGCAAGTTGTGGAATATAATCGGCGACCTTACCTAGGTTATGTTCCCGACACGATAAAAAGATATCATTAATTTCTACGCTGAACGACACCCAATCACGAATAATTAAATCCTGTTCTATAATTTTAGTAAATAGTAATGTATTTGTCAATATTAATTCATGAAATATATCATAGTCAATATTATCGGGCAAATCATTCACATAGTTACCGAATCTGTTATCGCAAAGTGATATACCCGACGCACTAACCAATTTTAGTAATACATCTTTCGTTAGGGTATTTTCTCTTGTAATTGAGTCAAAATAGGATTTAAATTCAGTACCTTTTTCCGTCTTCATCTATATGTTTTAAGGACTGAACTGTTTTAAGTATTATTTAGTTATTGGTCAATATAATCAATATAGACATATTTGTATGAATAAATTATATATGAATAATATGAATAATATGATAGAACAAGATAATGTTTTAAAAGCTGGTATTAATTTTACAAATGAACTAGGAAAAGATCAAAAGAAATGGAGGGAGAGATTTGGTACTATAGATTTAGAACAATGGAGATTAGAACAATTATGTCATAACAAAGTAGATTGGGTTTATGTTGGTGATTGGCAGGCGGACCAAACCAAACCATATCAGGGTTATTTAGAACGGAAGGATAATTTATTAAATGATGTATATCACTATTGGCCTTCGAATAATCAAAAGAGTTAGAGACGGTGTTTTGAGGCGAATACTATATTATTTTCAGGTTGAGATATGGTATCTAAATACAATACCTTAATCGTATATGGAATCGTATAAATATTTTTAATTATATACTTTTACGATTAAAATAAATGAATAAATAAAAACATAGCAGATCCCATAAATAAATGTTGAAAATGTTGCATTAAAATAACCATATATGGACCATAATATATTGGTAATGATAGCTAAAGCCAATGTTATGTGGGGGAAATTATCGGTGTCTTTTGTCTTATATACTAGATATACTATTGGGATAAAACTAAATACGCCTAATATGGTCGCAAGTAAGCCAATAAGTTCTATAGACGAGTCCATCTATAATATATATATATCTATTTTATAATATGGATAAGTTGAGATAAGAATAAAAGTGTAGTTTGGACGATTGTTCCAAATATCCCATCGTGATACATACTTCTAATTAGACCTAGTTTATTGTAATAATGAAGTTCCAAATATGGAAATAATTCGCTAAATTTTATAACAAAACCAAATAAAGCACTAATAAAGAATGAAATTAGATAGTATATTATTATATTCTTTATATTGGTGATATTTTTAGGGATTTTTACCATATTTAAAATTATGAATTGAGTGCAGGCGCCAATAAAACCGGCAACTAGGGCGGCATCCAATAATGTATGTTGTTGAAAGTATGGTTTTAAATTACCAATGAATGGCATTAACTTTTGAAACCAAAAAGGTAACTTATCAAAATGGTTAGACATATAATTTAATAAAACATTCCAGATAGAACTTACTATAAATGTATATATTATTAATTTTGAATACATAACTAATAATATATTATTACATTAAAATTGTTTGCGAAATAATTAAACTACATCTGTAAAGAAACGTTACTATCTAGAAAGATAAGTGGTGTAAAAATAGGAAATGATATGCGGACGATAATAAATAATCAAAATAAATAATCAAAATAAATAATCAAAATAAATAATCAAAATAAATAATCAAAATAAATAATCAAAATAAATAATATATTTGCACATTACATATATGAATCCTAATTATGAGAAATATTTAAAATTAAAAAAATATATAGACTCCAAAAGTATTTATTTAGATTGTAGTCCAAATTATAATAAAAGGTCTATATTTGAAGAATATATAGAATACACTATTAATAACTCTATGATTATTAAATATATAAATGATGACATTTTATCTACAAATAACGCCCGTCATGATTTGGAATTTAGTGATTTATAGTGAATAAATTGTATAAGTTGTATCGATTTGTTTTTCTGACAAATTTGTGGTGCTTTTAAATGTTTCTGTATTAAAAGATATTTCTTTATTCACAATGTCGGGGTATACGATATCATCCATAATAAATTGTAGTATGGTGCCCTCTTCGGGGTTATTTATCAGTTCTTTTAACATATTGTTGTCGCCCTGTTCTATTTTACAAGAACGTGTTTTGACCATTTTGTTTGTATATATACAGGTATTATAATGATATCAATTTTATCTAAAATGAAGGAATATTACATTCTACTCCATAATCTTCGCGAATAATATATGCTATATTTGTTTTGCGGTCCGTATCGCTTTTTAATGACTGGTGTAAATTTATCATTGACATATGTGGAAACCTTTTTCCATAATAATTACACGCATCTTCTTTTCTAACAAACTTCTTATTTACATACCCGATATGAATAAATGTACCATTTATATGCCTCACAACTTCCATTACATATCCTCTATTTTTATCATCATTTGGAAAATAACCAAATCCACAAGGATACATATAAATATATAGTTATCAATATATTTATATCAATACTTCATATCAATACTTCATATTAAAACACGTCCACAGACGTTATATCATCAGTCTTTATCATAAATAATTTATCATCTGTTAATAATAGTGGCTCTCTATGATTCGCGGCCGTCCCCAACGACCAATAGACGTGAGACATCACTTCGGTTACACTAAATATATGTCTTATTTCATCTAATTGTAATACTTTTCCTACACAAAAATTAGCGGGTCTATCTCGGTGCTTCCCTTGTTTATCTATATCTAATTCAATATGATATACCAAAAATCTATCTCTTATTAGATATATCTTATTTACGTAGATGTAATGAGAAATATATTTTCTAAATACCGAACCTTCATTTTGTAATATAAATCTTACATAATCCACTATTCTTTTTATATCTCTCTCTAAATATCTATTATAAATATTAGTTTTTATTCTTATTGTAAATTTTTTGTCTAAATTCAAATACCTTTCTCTACTACAACAAACTCCCATATTTAATATATATATTATTCGTTCTTATTCTTGGATGGCATTGAACTCAATGATTAATTATCCGGTTGCGTCCTCTACAACCGAAGTAACTGATATATTACTAATATGTCGTCGGTTCACCATCTTAAAGTATTTGAAATGCTATAAAAAGAAACGGATATTTGACGAAATAAAAGGGATAACCATATAAGGATTAAATGGTATTTTATAGATAGATAACATATATTAAGTATGTCGGTGCGTGAAATATGGTACTTCTTTTTGGGCGAATATTTTTATGATTATCGTCTATCAATACTGGATAGGCAAGTATCAACAGAATATATGCTACCGAAGTATGAATTGGGATAACCTTCATATATCGGTTTCATTTATGTAATGTATGGGGGATTTTTATAAGAGAAATAATAAATTATTACATTATATAATAATTTATTTTTATATTTTACCTTCTCTATACTATATATATCAATGACTAAAACATCAAAAAGATTTATAAATAAATCTAAAAATAGAACTAAAAAACATAAAAGACATAAAGACCATAAAAGACATAAGATGCCCAAAAAAGTCAATGGTTATTATCATTTTGAAGAATATCCAGAATTTAAACCTAATATAAGCCCTAGGGATATGTTTAAACTAGGTAGTTTTGGCGGGACGTATTGGAGACCGATTAAATCAATGTTTTTTAAGGAGACTCTTAAAAACCAACATAAGAGATACCCTCTCTCCTGGTGGAAAGGAATACCCGAACATTTACTTACCTCCGCCGAATGTGATATC